GAGTTGGCGAGCTCGGGGCTCAGCGGGCCGACGGTCATCACTCGTGATCTTGAGGCGCCGGAGTGGTCGCAGAACGCGCGGAGGGGTTTCGAGGAGGACATCACGAACCGGCTGCGTAACGCGAACAAGCGGGCGGTCGTGTTTGAGGAGGGCATGAAGCCGATCAACCTCGGGATGAGCGCGACGGACGCGCAGATGTTGGAGTCGCGCCGCTGGACGTTGGAGCGCGTCGCTGCTGCTTACGGCGTCCCGGCGGGGATGGTCGGGTTGTCGGAAAACATCGCTGAGGCGCACTCGGAGTTCCTTTCGGACACGCTGCCGCCGTATTGCGAGGACTTCACGAAGATGCTGAACCAGCGGCTTCTCGTCCGCGCGTACAACTGGACGGAGGGCTGCTTCGAGTTCAACCTCGATGAGAAGAACATGGGCGATGACCGGCTGAAGACGCTGGTGAGCGCGAGCGGCCGGCCGGTGCTTCTGACGGATGAGGCTCGCGCGATGCTGAACCTCCCGCCGGTCGAGGGTGGGGACGAGCTCGTCACGCCGCTGAACGTGCAGGTCGGTGATGGCCCTCCGGCACCGGGGGTGATGCCTCCGCCGGACGCGAACGCTCCGGTCGCGCAGGACGGTTCGGGGCGCGCGACGGATAACCCCGCGCAGTTACCTGCTCCCAAGTCCCTGAAGGCGCAGGAGTACACGCCGTTGCCGCAGTTCCACCCGGGACGTAAGGCGGACTTGGACCGCCAGCACGCGAACATCGAGGTCATGCGGAAAGTCGTGGAGCACAACTTCGGCCGCTTGGAGGCTGCGCTCAGCCAGAAGAGCGTGAGCGACTGGAATCGCTGGGATAAGGAGTTCTCGCGTGATATCAACAAGGCCCTGAACCACATCGTGGACAAGGAGGGATCGCTGTACGCTTTCAAGTTCGGCGGCTCCTTTGACATGGGCCTGACTGAGAATTACCTAACCGCAACTGCGGAGGGTGCTGCTTCCGCGATCAACCAGACGGTCCGGGACAACATCGAGCAGCTTGGCAAGGATGCTGCGATCGCGTACTTCCCTCAGCATGTCGCGTCAGCGTCAGCCAGCCTCGGCGCTCGCGCGACGGTTTGGGCGCGTGAGGAGGCTGCTCGTCAGTCTCCGGACACGAACCGGCGGGTCAAGACCTGGATCGCTGATACGGATCGGCATGCGGAGTTCGATGGTGACACGGTGGGGCTCGATGAGGATTGGCCATCAGGGTTCGCCCCGGGTACCGCACCCGGCTGTAAGTGCACCGCTGCAATCTCGTAGGGAGAAAGACGGACATGGACCACCTACTTCTGAAGGCGACCACGACAACGCAGGACCAGGGCGTATTCGAGGCGGTGATCAGCACGGCCTCAGTGGACCGCGAGAAGGACATCGTGCGCCCGGAGGCGATGGTCGAGGCGCTGCAGAAGTGGGCGGCGCTCGAGAAGAAGATCCCTCTCACCTGGGAGCACAGCACGAAGCCGGAGAACATCGTCGGCTACATCGACCCCACCTCGGTGGAGCAGCGTGACGGTGAGGTGTTCGCGAAGGGCTGGATTGACCAGTCGACGGAGCGCGGCGCGGAGGCCTGGCGGCTCGTGAAGACGGGCACGGTCGGCTTCTCGTTCGGTTACATGATCACGCAGGCGACCCCGATCAAGGGTGGGGGTGCGGATATCAGCGGGCTCGACGTGTTCGAGGTGAGCGCGACGATGACCCCTATGAACCCTGATACGCGAGTCGTGGGGTATAAGAGCGTGGAGCAGGAGGAGGAGGCGCGAGCTCTGCGCGCCCGAGCGGACGAGGTGGAGGCGGAGCTGCGGACCGGGGGCCTAAAGGCCCAGCCGCGGCCGGAGCCACACGCGGCTGAGGGCTTGTTCGATGCGGACGAGCTGCAGGCGGCGGTTGACGGGCTGATCAAGGCGGTCTGGACTGGCTCCTACGTCAACGACCTTCCTGATAGCGCGTTCCTTTACATCGAGCCTGGGGGACAGCAGGACGCGGACGGGCGCACGACGCCGCGGAGTCTCCGCCACTTCCCGTATAAGGATGCGAGCGGCGCGATCGACCTGCCGCACCTGCGGAACGCGCTGTCGCGTATCCCTCAGAGCAGTCTCTCATCTTCGCTGCAGGAAGAGCTGACCCGTAAGGCGCAGCAGATCCTTCAGAATGCCACCAAGTCAGTGGACGTGACCGACAAGGAGCAGCCAGCTCGATCGGTGGACCCGCTGAGGAAGCGAGCGGACGATATGGCCCTGGAGGTTGCCAGTGGCGGTCGTCGTCCTTCGCAGTTCGGGAGGCCCGCGCCCCCGCCGAAGCCGCCGGAGCTTATGGAGCTAGCGGAGTTGAAGCGGCGGTCGCGTGACCTCATGTTGCAGGTTCTCAGCGGAATGGAGTGAACGAAGTGAATCGCTTCGAGAGGAAGATCAAGGCGGTCGAGCAGTCGATGCTCGAACACGTCAACTCGTACAAGGACATCTACGCGAAGGCGGAGGAGGAGGACCGCGACCCGACGCAGGACGAGCGCCTGGAGATCGAGTCGCACCTGAAGGCGATCGAGGTCCTGAAGGTCGAGAAGAAGGACGCGGAGGACAATCTCGCCACTCTGAACGGCGTGGAGGAGATGGGCCGGAAGCTGGGCCCCGCTGTCCCGCACGTCGAGGTGGGCGAGGAGCCCCATGATCGGTTCCATAAGTCGTTCGCGAAGTCGATCGGCGAGCAGTTCGTCGACTCGGCGGGCTACAAGTCCGCGATCCAGGTCTATCGTGAGTCGGGGCGTCTGCCTTCGAACTTCACGACGGGCCTGATCGGCTACGACACGAAGGGCACGCTGCTGGAGGCGGCGGGCGGTGGTGGCGGCGTGTACGCGGCGCCGGTCCCGCAGGTCGTCCCTGGTGAGGTCGGGAAGCTGTTTCAGCAGCTTACGATCGCGGACCTGATCCTGGACGGCATGGCGACTACGTCGAGCCTGCGTTACGTCGTGGAGGGTACGGCGACGAGCGGCGCAGCCGGCGTGGCGGAGTCGAGCTCGAAGCCGGAGTCGGTGCTCGGGTTCACGACGACGGACGAGCCGATCAAGAAGATCGCTACGCTCCTGCCGGTCTCCGAGGAGATGCTGCAGGACGCTCCGGCGATCCAGTCGTACATCAACGGGCGGCTCGCGCTGTTCGTGCGCATCGAGGAGGAGCGGCAGCTTCTCCGCGGCACTTCGGGCGGCAACGAGGTTCAGGGGATCCTGACCTCGCGTGGCGTCCCGGTGTACGCGGGCGGCACGGCGGTCGGGAACAAGGCGGTCCAGCTGTTCCGCGCCATGAACGGGATGCGCGGTTCGGCGTTCCTGGAGCCGGAGTGGATCATCATCCACCCGGACGACTGGGCGGATATCCGGCTGCTGCAGGACGGGGCGGGCGGCACGATCGGCCAGTTCTTCGGCGGTGGGCCGTTCGCGGGCCCGTACGGGAACGGTGGGCAGGTCGGTAACGGCGGGCAGGTGTCCGGCGCGAACGATCTCATCTGGAACAAGCCGACGTACGTGACGGGCGCGATCGGTACGGCGAAGGGCACCGCGCTGATCGGTACGCGCGCGAGCGCGCAGGTGTGGCGGCGTGGCGGGATGAGCGTGGAGGCGAGCAACTCGCACTCGACGTTCTTCGCGCAGAACCTCGTCGCGATCCGCGCGGAGGAGCGTCTCGGCCTGGCGGTGTACCGCCCGACCGGGTTCGTCGAAGTTCGCCTGTCGTAACTGAGTTATGGCGGTCCCGTTCATCAGCGTTCAGGACTTCATCGACCTCACCGGCCGTGGGGGTACGGCTGACCCTGGCTTGCTCATCGCTATTGATGCGGCGTGCGAGACGGTAAGGGCGATGACGGAGCTGAACGTGAATCGCGTGACGGGCGGGACCGCCACGCTCAACGGTAATGACAGCGATACGCTGCTGCTCCCGCAGCGTCCGGTGTACGGAGCTGGGACGGTCGTCCTGAACGGCGGGACGATCACGGATTACTGTTACGACGCGAACGGCGTGCTCTACCGGGGGACGGCTGACGCTGACCCTCGGGGCACGTGGCCTTCGGGGCGCCAGAACGTCGTCGTGACTTACGACTACGGCTGGCTGGACGATGACATCCCGAGGGATATCAGGATGGTCGCGCTGCAGCTTGCGAGCCGTATCGCGATCCAGGGCGTCGCGGTGGAGGAGAGCATGGGACAGACGCGCGTTCGTTACGCCGGCCCCGCGCTCGACCTCACGAACGGCGAGAAAGCGATCTTGCAGAAGTACCGGCAGATCCGCTGATGGGCCTCGCGACTTATCTGAACGGCGGGACGGCGGGCCAGCTCCGTGGGCTCCCCTGGCTCGCGTTGAGCGACTTGGGCGGGCTCGGTGCTGGCACGGTCGTAAGTGACGGCGGCGGTGGGGGCACGACCGTCTGGGCGTACGGGTCCGCGGTACCTTGTCGCCTAGATCCCCTACTCGGCGGTGAGGCGCTCGCTGCTGATCGCGTGAGTGATCGCTCGACGCATCTTCTGACGGTCCCTTCAGGAACGGGACTGCTCGTCGCCTCGCGGTTCAAGCTGGCGAACGGGGCGATCTACGAGGTTGTCGCGGTCCGGGATATGACGGCGGAGCAGGTGCGTTCCGCTGAGGTCGTTCTGATTTCT